CCGCTGATCGCGCGCATGCAGGCGCGTGTCGTGTTCGATCCAATCGACGAGGGCGCGGAGCTGGCCGTGCGCGAGGTGGCGGCCCGCGTCGCGATGGCGGTCCACATGCAGACGTGGGATCTTCCGATCACACCCGGCAAGGTGGTGCAGGTCGCGGAAGATCCGTTTCGTCCGCAGCTCGATACCTATTGCGTGTGGCTGGTCGAATGGACGCACGAATTCGGACTCGGCATGGAGCTGGACGAGATGCCGGACGGGCCAGCGATCCTGTGGGGTGTCGATCCGGACAGCGGCCCCGGTAGCGAAGGGCAGTATTGGGATCCGGCCGACGGACAGGGGGCAGGCGCATGAGCAATTACGAGCTGGGCGAGATTGATCGCCGCATGGCGTGCATGGTGCAACACGGGACCATCGAGGAGGTCAGCTACAAGCCGCCGATGTGCCGCGTTCGCATCGGCGACTGGATCAGCGACTGGATGCCGTGGAAGACGTCCGCGGCCGGCGTGGTGCGATTCTGGCGTCCGCCGTCTGCCGGCGAGCAGGCGACGATGTTCGCGCCGTCAGGCGACCTGCCGGGCGCATACGCGATTCCCGGTTATTACTCAGACCAGCATGGCGGCTCGGCGCGGACCAGTCCGACTGAAACCGCATGGGACTACCCGGACGGCGCGTCCGCAGTGTACGACCACGGAAGCCACGAGTACCGGGTCGACGTGCCTGCCGGTGGCCGCATCGTGTTCCGCATCGGCGGCACCGAGCTGGAGCTGCGTGCGGACGGCGTCACGCTCCGCACGGAGCAGTTGCTCGGCGATATCCCGGATTCGACGTTCACCGGGAACACGACGACGGAGAAGCTGCTGACGTTCAACGGCGGGATGCAAGGCAAGGGCGGCGCTGCTGGTGGTCCGGCTGTCCAGGTGAACGGCGGTGCCCGCTATACGGGCGACGTCGAGATCGGCGGCAAGTCGTTCCTGAAGCATTCGCACAGGGAGCAGGGCGACGGCGAGCCGGTTTCGCCGCCGCTGTAATCCGTCCGGACACAAAGTTACTTGGCCCCGCGCATGCGGGGCCTTGTTTTTGGGAGAGAGCAAATGGCGAAAGACGATACGCACACCGTGGCGCAAGTGACGCCGACGAGCGCGACGTTCCTCGACACGCAGTTTCGCAGCCGCGTCGTCGTGTTCCCCGATGGTTCGACGCTTTATGTCGGCAAAGGCGAGGTGGTCGCAAAGACGGCCGGACATATCAAGTATCTCGACGGACATCCGGACTTCAAGCGCTTCGAGGAACGTGGATGAGCAAGTCGGGAGCGCTCGTCGGCATGGACCGTCGCACTGGGGCCCCGATCAGCGGCATCGCGCATCTGAAGCAGAGCCTTGGCGACATCCTCGGCACGCGTAAGGGTAGCCGTCGCGAGCGCCCTGACTACGGATCGGACATCCCGCTCATGGTCGACCTGCCCGTTACGCGCGGGTGGATATCCGCCGCACAGGCGGAAGCCGCACGGGCGATCGGACGGTGGGAGCCGCGCATCAAGCTCGCGCAGGTCAGGGCGCTGTCGGTCGTCGAGGGGAGAGTGACCTTTGCGATTCGCGGAGAGTACGACGGCGCGGCTGTTGAAATCGAGGTATCAACATGACGATCATCGATCTCGCTTCGTTGGACCCGCCCGATCTGGTCGAGGTGCTCGACTTCGAGGCGGCGTACCAGATGAAGCTCGAGTTTTTCAAATCGATCTATCCGGACTGGACCGCTGCGCTGGAGTCGGATCCTGTCGTGAAGCTGATCGAGCTGGCGGCGTACGACGAGATCCGGGCCGCCGCGCGCTTGAATGATGCAGCGCGCGCGATGATGCTCGCTTTTTCGACGGGGGCGGACCTGGAGCATCTGGCGGCGTTGCTCGACACCGAGCGGGCCGTCGCCGATCCGGGCGACCCGGATGCTGATCCGCCCGTTGATCCGCAGTTGGAGTCCGACGAACGGCTCAAGCTGCGCGCGCAGATGTCGATGGAGCGCGCGACTGTCGCGGGTCCGTCTGCTTCGTATCGAGCCTTGGCGATGGGAGCGTCGGCCGATGTGCTCGACGTTGCCGTCGACCGGCCCGAACCAGGGACGGTGCGACTCACGGTGATGTCGGCGAAGGGCGACGGTGTGCCGGAGCCGGCGCTGCTGGATCTCGTTCGTGCAGCGGTGACACCCGAGACGGTGCGCCCGCTCAACGATACGGTGCTGGTCGAGCCGGCCATCAAGATCGAGTATTCGATCGACGCGACGATCCATGTCGGTAGCGGGCCGGATCCGGACATCGTGCTGACTGCGCGACGCAAGGTGCTGGATCGGGTCGTCGCAAGGTCGCGTCGGCTTCGCGCCGGCATGCCGCGCTCTGCCATCGAGGGAGCGCTGCACGCGCCGGATAGCGGCGTGACGGGACTCGATCTCGCCGCGCCGCTTTCCAACGTCGTGTGCGGTCCTCGCGAGTTTGCGCATTGCACGGCGATTCAGCTCGATACGAAGGTCGACGATGCGTGAACCATTACTCCCGGCTAATCAGACGCCGCTCGAGGCGGCGCTGGCAAAGGTGCTGCGGCCGAGCGTCGACGTCGAGATCCTGCGTACGTTGTGGGATGCAGATCGTTGTCCGGTCGCATGGTTGCCCTGGCTCGCGTGGGCGCTTGCTGTTGATGGATGGGAACTGGCTGAGTCGGAAGACGCGCGGCGGGCGCTGATCAAGGGATCGATGGCGTTGCACCGAAAAAAGGGCACGCCGTGGGCGGTGCGCGAGGTGATTCGTCGGCTCGGCTTCGGTGAGGTCACGATCATCGAGGGGCGCAGCGGCCGTATCCGTGACGGATCGATCATTCGAAACGGGGATCAGCTGCACGGCAAGGCGAGCGCGTGGGCCGAGTACATCGTGAAACTCGGTGCGCCGATCACGCGCGATCAGGCGGACAAGCTGTGGCAGGCAATCGAGCGCTATGCGCCTGCGCGCAGCAAGCTCGCGGTGCTGGACTACACGGCCGTACCGATCCGCCATAACGGAGTTGCGCAACGTAACGGGCAATACACAAGAGGGAGCATTGAAACATGACGAATCTCGTTGAATTCGATAGGTGGGAAGACGGGATCTATCAGTTTGAGACTTCGGATCCCGTACAGGGCGGTCCCGAAGGCGTTGATAACCTGCAGGCGAAGCAGTTGGCGAACCGGACGCGGTACCTGAAGAAGCAGGTCGAAGCGGGCCAAAGCAACTTGGATGCGCATGCGAAAGCGGCCGATCCGCATTCGCAATATGCAACGAAAGCGGATCTCGCTCAGAAGTTGGCCGATCTCGTCGATCAATCTCCCGAGGCGCTCAATACGCTGAAAGAATTGGCGGAGGCGATGGGGAATGACCCGAACTTTGCGACGACCGTCACGAATGACCTCGCGAAGAGGGCGACGATCGAATCGCCCGTGTTCACGGGGACGCCGAAAGCTCCGACGCCGCTGCAGTTCGATAACACCACGAAACTTGCGACGACCGCATTCGTCAGGTCGTTGGGTATGCAGGCGAACGCCTTCACGACACTCGTCGGGACCGCGACACTGACCGCAGCGAACGCGGGCGGTTCAATCTACCTTGGCGGTGCAGGGAACTATACGGTCACGTTGCCGCTTGCGTCGTCCGTTCCGGCCGGTGCTCGTGTCGAGTTCGTGAGCGGGGTGGGTGCGTCGCCGGTCACAATCTCCCGTCAGGGAACCGACAGCATCTATATGAACGCGAGCACATCGCTTGCGACCGTGCCGATGGCGCTCGGCGACACGTATGTACTCGAAAGCAATGGCGTGAATTGGTATTCCGTTGGAGGGTCAACGCCTCTCGCATATACGGGTGGATTTGGGGCGTCCCTGTCCGCAGGCGGTTACCAGAAGTTGCCAAGCGGCTTGATTATTCAGTGGGGGAAGCTGGTAACGGCGATCGGTGCAAGTGCTTCAGCGAATCAACTGCTTCCGATGGCCTTCCCGAATGCGGTTTTTGTCGTAACGGGAACACCCGTTCAGACAGAGGTATGGCCTGGAGCAAGCCCAAGCATCGGCATCACTGCAAGCACCAAGATGGTGACCGTGTGGAACAACTCCACGAACGCGGTATCGCCGTACATCTGGTGGATCGCAATCGGATACTAAAGGAATCGGGCTCATGGGCCAAAAACAAGCAGCAT